ATTGACAACTGCAATGGAAGGTGACTTCGATACTGGAAACGTAAGATACAAAGCTAGAGAAAGATACTCATTTGGAGTATCTGACTTCAGAGGTATCTTCGGCGTAGAAGGTGCGTAATCAATAAATTTTTTGTGGCGGGACACAATCCCGCCACAATCGACGTATAGAAAGAAAAAATGCAACCTAAAAATTTTCTCGTAAAAATATCTGCCTATCAATATGGAGCAGAATTTATTGTTAATTGCCTAGATGGACCCATAGATATAGAGAATGCTATAGTTGACAGATTGGGAAAATCTGATATAAAATGGGAGTATCTTGGAGAAATGATGGATCCCAAGGTAAATAGAATAACCTACGAGGAGGTTATTAATGGAGGCGATAATGCAACAACTGGAGACCCTTTACACACAGAAGAAGGGACTAGATCTTCAATGGGAGCAGGAGCATCTTAAAGAGGGTAAATATACTCTCGATATGGTTAAGATTGACAGAAAAGTTAGAGATGTCATTAGCCAAATCAAACTGGTAGAGGCAAAAAAAGCCGATGCGCAGAATAAAATAGAAGCTTCGCAACCACAAGTTTCAGTAGCTACTTAATAAAAAGCTACATCGTTGAATAAATCTCATTCACATTACAGGCTCTCTTGCGCTCTAATCAAAACTAGTATATAAAATATTCACTATACAATTAATTAGAATACAGACGCGTATAGTCGACGGCCTAGAGACTGTATTCGGAAAACTAGGAGGATATAATTATGGCAAAAACTACATTTCAAGGACCAGTAAAGTCTTTAAACGGTTTTCAAGGTGTTGGAACTGGAAACTCTGTATCAATCGGAGCAGGCGCAACTTCTTTAACTGTTGATAGTCACGCTGGTAGAATGTTGTACCACAATGTTGCTGGTGCAGCTACTTTGACTTTACCTGCGATTAATTCAACAGCTGATTCAGGTGTTGCGGGTCCAGGTAACGATCCAAACTCAGCAAATAATTTAGGTGCTTCTTTTGAGATCTACATTGGAACAACTAAAACAGGCAGCTTTATATTAAAAGTTGCTAACGCTAGTGACACGATGACTGGTAATGCAATCATTGTTGATACGGATACAAACGATAATGCTGAAGGTTTTATGACTGCAGCTGCTTCAGATACTATTACTTTAAATGGTACTACTACTGGAGGATTAGCTGGATCAATCATAACTTGCAAAGCTATTGGTGCAAACAGATGGGGTGTTCAAGTCCACACTGGAGGAACTAGTAACTTAGCTACACCTTTTAGCGCTACAGTAAGTTAATAATTAATTTAGTATGGGGCTTCGGCCCCATGCTTAAATTTTAAGGAGAATAATATGAGTTCAGATCAAAAGTTTACAAATATAGCTAGCACAGGACAGGTAAAAACTATTTCTGGTGGAACAACTAATATAGGTCCATGTAGAGTTACTTACATACAAGCTGCGGGAGCAGCCTCATCTGTCGTTGTGTTAAGAGATATTTCATCTGGTAGTACAGGGGCTAAAGTTTTTGAAGCTGATTTTGGAACAGAGGGCTTAGATATTTTTGTTCCAGGGAATGGCATAAGATTTGAAAATGGTGTTCATGCGACTATGACTAACACAGGATCTCTTACTATTGGTTATACTGGCTAGGAGGTTAAATGGCTAACACTACCTCTGGTACAACTACATTTGATAAAACTTTTTCTATTGATGAGATAATAGAAGAGGCTTTTGAAAGATTAGGTATTCAAAACGTATCAGGTTATCAATTAAAAACATCTAGAAGATCTCTTAATATAATGTTTCAAGAGTGGGGCAATAGAGGTATCCACTATTGGGAGATAGGAGACACAAATTTAGATTTGATTGAGGGTCAATCAGATTATGATTTTTTTAGATCCACAGCTGATGGGACTAGTGCAACCACAACCGCACCTGCAAGCGTATTTGGTATATCAGATGTTTTAGAAGCACAATTAAGATCTAACAGAACTCAGACAACACAATCCGACAGTCCAATGACAAAGGTTGATAGATCAACTTATGCAGGATTTTCAAACAAATTATCAAAGGGCACACCTAATCAATATTGGGTAGAGAGATTTATAGATAAGGTTAGAATACATATCTATCCAACACCAGATTCAAGTAATGCATCTAAAGATATGCATTTCTTTTTTATAAAAAGAATTCAAGATATAGGGGCATATACTAATGCAACAGATGTTCCATTCAGGTTTGTGCCTTGCATGGTCTCAGGTTTGGCATATTATCTATCGATGAAATATGCACCACAATTAATGCAAGGAATGAAATTAGTTTATGAGGATGAATTTCAAAGAGCATTACAGGAGGACGGATCAGCTTCAAGCACACACATTACGCCTAAAGCTTATTATCCGGGAACATAATGGCAAAGTACGCAACAGGTAAATACGCAAGAGCAATATCAGATAGATCCGGTATGGAGTTTCCATATAAAGAGATGGTCAGAGAATGGAATGGATCATTTGTTCATGTTTCAGAGTTTGAACCAAAGCAGCCACAATTAGAACCAAAACCCATGAACGGTGATTCAATATCTTTGAGACACGTGAGACCAGATAGGATAGAGACTGCTGTTCCAAAAATATTACCTTTAAATCCATTTACAACAACAAGTGGATCTGCAACTATATCTGTGAATGAACCAGATCATGGTAGATCAACTAGTGATACCGTCAGATTTAGAGATGCAAGTGTGGTTGGGGGTGTTGCTGCAGCCACTATAAATCTAGCTACAGGCTACACAATCACAAAAGTAGATGATGATAATTATACCTTTGCAACTGGCACGACATCTAGTATAAGTGAAACAGGAGGAGGCGGTTCTGCATCAGCAGGACCCGTAACGGTAACGGCATGATTAAATGGATTAAAAATTTATTTTGTAAAATAATTGGTATTAAACAATGTCAGTGTCCTGAGGATATAGATGAGCATGCAGAATTATATTTAAAACCTCAAGAATCAGACACACCTGTATATGAAAACGAAGAGGCAGTAAAAGCAGAACATTGTTCTGGTCACAAAAGATTTAGAAAATCTTGTCCTCTATGTTTGGAGATAATTAAATAATGGCATACACTTTAACAAATTTACAAAACGATATAAGAAATTATACAGAGGTAGATGATTCTGTTTTTTCAACATCCGTTTTAGAAACCATAATTAAAAATGCTGAAAATAGAATATACAGAGACTCTGATTCTGACGATGACAGGTTTTATGCCACGTCAAATCTACAATCAGGTAGCAGGTTTGTAACAATACCCTCTGATTTAAGAATAATTAGATATGTTCAATTAAAAGACACGACTGTGTCTCCAAATGTGCAGACTTTTTTGGAAAAAAAAGAAACTAGTTACATGGCAACTTTTTATGACACTCCAGGCACGGCTCAGGGTTTACCTAAATATTATGCTAATTGGGATGCAAATTTTTGGGTAGTGGCACCTACACCAAATGCTAACTATGAGATAACTTTAGCTTATATAAAACAACCTGACACAATAACATCAGGCACAGCAAGCACTACAGGAACTTATGTATCAAATAAATATCAAGATTTGTTACTATACGCAGCCTTAGTAGAGGCATATGGATACTTGAAAGGTCCAGCAGATATGTTACAATACTATGAGCAATCTTATCGAAGAGCTCTTGCATCGTACTCTATCGAACAGCAAGGTAGAAGACGCCGAGACGAATATCAAGATGGTGTAATTCGTACTCCTTTACAATCACCATCACCATAATTAAGGAGAAAAAAATATGGCTAATGTAATACCTGACTCTTTTAAAACAGACCTGTTAAAAGGAACGTTTAATTTTGATTCATCTGGTGGATCAACTTTTAAACTTGCTTTATATACAGACATATCAGGATTAACGACATCAACAACGGCGTTTACTGCAACCAACGAAGTTAGTACATCTGGTACAAACTATTCATCTGGTGGAAATACTTTAACCAACAATGGTGTAGCTATTTCAAGTAATATTGGATTTGTTGATTTTGCAGATTTAACTTTTTCATCTGTGA